ATAGTAGATGGATTAAATCTTTGTGTATAATCTGTATTATTAATAATGTCTACTAACAGTGTTTTAAATTTAATATATTCTCTACTATTAAACAGTAATGCATTGAATATATTATGATTTGGTTTTCTTAAAAATGCTCCAGGTAATACTAAGGACGCACTATTCTGTATAATTCTGTCTCCCCACGGTACTAAATTACCCAAATCTCTGTAATTATTTGGACCAAATGCCTCACCTGTAGTATTTGGGTTATTATAGAATATGGTTTGATATTGATTTTTTATATCACCTACGTTAGTAACTTCTAAATTAGTATTAAGTGGATTATTACTTAGATTTATAGGGATACTATAATAAGCGGTAGTGCTTACTTGATTACTAAACAATAATATTTGTATAACGGTATCAGTTGGTATAGTACTCAATATCTGTACCACTGTAGAATTAGCATTTATTGTATAATTATAATCAGTACTAGGCAATAGTACGTTGTTTATTAAAACTTTGATAACAGGCCAATTAGTAGCAGAAGTATTATTTACCGCAACATCACATGTAAAAAATACTTGCGGATCTTCTATGAAATAATCAAATTCAAATACTTGGTATTGAATACTGGGTGATACAGCGGTTTGCCAACCTAATTCTCTAGTATAAAGACTTCTAGTGTTATAATTATAAACATAACCAGTATTAACATTCTGTGTTATAGGTTTAAAACCGTTTACATAATCAAAAGTATCAGTATTAATAGATACATCAAAACTAATATCGCCGATATTTGCAACTGTGCTGTATCTAACGGGGAAACCTAACACTGAATCTTTAGTTCCCGTTCCAATACCATATGCAAATAATTTGCTGCCAATAAACGAGCTTCCAACATATACTTCGTTATCACCAAAACTAATTCCGTTTTCATCAAACACATCAAATAAAGGTGGTTGATTTACTATAGACTTTTGCTGAGCCTGAAGCCATTCTAAACCATCATACCAAACGCTTTTTCCTGCGTAATTGTAACCATTAATCACAACAGCTTGATCACCAACTAGAATATCGCCATTTGGTGCCTCTGCCAAAGTAAGCACTGGTGTTGTTCCTGATATAATAGAATATCTAGCAATATATATTTTTTTTCTAACAGCAGGATCAGTAGCTGCTGCAAAGACTATTCTAGCTTCATTGAACAATGCATAGTTATCAACTGGCTGAGGAACAGCTACTAGAGAAGCGGCAGTTGTGCCTGCAAAGAAACTATATGATATTGTATCCCATGCCACTTCTAAATTCAAAAAAGTAGAAGTTCCTGATACAGATATTATCTGTGTTTCGGCTGGGAGTAAATTTGTAGAGTCAGTAATATATTGACCCACTTTAAATGGACCTGTTACATCGGGGGTCGGAACTGTAATTACAGTGCTTTGCGGAGTCCAAAAAAACTGCATCGTCCCGGTACCTGTGGAAAGATTAAATACAGATCCTCCCCTAGTTTCTGATATTGTAATTGTATTACTATTAACTATTTCTGAAATATAGTAATATTCACCTGGAATAATGTTACCATACGCTGGGCCTAAGCCAACAGTAAACCTTACCAAATCATTAACTCTGAAGCCTAAGGTATTACCGCATGTAATTTGATTATTAGTACCATTAGTGGCGGTAGCAACATTTACACTGGGATATGCGGTTGTATTAATTGTAGCTGTATAATCGGTGTATACTTGGACATCGGGATAATAATTTTCTTGTCCCGATATTAATAACAAAGGATCAGTAGTACGAAAATCTACAAAATCCAATGGCTCCTTACTTTCTGTACCTGAATTAAATAATCTTAAATTTGGATAAAATTCAATAATAGGTCTTTTAGCTCTATTAATCTGTGAAGCATATGCTAATATTGTAGGGTCATTATTATATTCCGCGGTAGCGTTGATAACATCAATGTGAAACCATCTATTGCTTCTAGACCAAGCATTTTTGCTTAATGAATTTCTAGCTATTGTAATATAATCTGGATCAACAGGTATATACGGTTTACCTGACCAAGCACTGATGTCCCATGGAGTAGAGTCATAAGGTAAATATAAACCTGATGAAAATGATTCGGGAACTATAAGACTTGAAACAGGAATAAGTTCTATTGCTGTGCCCACTCCCTCAACATAATAATCTTCAACCGAATATATTTCAGGTACAACATTTCCTTGAAACTGGACTTTCAATCCATTTGTAAATTTAACACCATTGAGTGACGTATAGGTAGTCTTACCTAATATTTCAGTCACAACATCAATCGTGTGAGTTGCATTATTATCTACAATTTTAATTATACCAACTTTATCACTTGAAGTGCCATCTTGATAATAAAGAATATCTAACTCAGCACTTAAGTAGGGTATTAGTGTAATAATTGTTGCGGTATTTCTAAAAAACTGTCTACCTGAATAATCTGTGCCATACTGTACATTAATTTTTTGATTAGCAGGAATACTGTTGGCAGGAGTAAGTTGTAACTGTGGATTAGAAGGAGAACCTATATAATTAATTGTAAAAAATTGTGAGCTTACCAATTGACCGTACGCTATTTCATTTGGATCACCGGTGTTGTAAAACATAACGGTTAATCCATCTAATGAAGTTATCCCATCAATGTCATTTAATAAGTTTAAGAAACTTCCATTTACTTGAGAGAAAAGCAGTGTGCTTACTAAGTCAACTGAATTATTACCTGGCAAATTATACTGATCTTGTGCGTTTTTAGCAGGCACAGTAAAAGTTACAATACCAACACTAGCACCGTTATTAACAACACCCAACACCTCCCTAGTTTGTACGTTTGGTTCAGTAATGCTGTAACCTGTAATTCCTGGTTGACCTTGAATCCAAAACTCACTTGCTTGGTTTACTGTAAATGTATAAGTACCACCGCGTAATAGAGTTAGAGTTGGATTACCCAATGAAGTGCCTGCAGGCTCAGTGGTAATTTCATAGGAAATTGCACCATCAATCACATAGTATTGCTCTGAAGAATATGCGATACCAGATGTTATTACTACTGGAGGGGGACCTTCAGGTAACCAATAGTACTGATGAAAATTAACATTTGTGTCTAAATTAGTGAAAGAATCCCAAGAATAAAATTCACTATTAAAAAGTCGGTTATTATTATTTGTTATCCCACCTTCTAATTTAAGAGAATCTAATATGCCAGGATAGGTTATAAAATCTTGTGCAATATCTTGATCGGTTTTTCTAAATACAACACCAGGGTCAAGTTGGTAATCTGTTCTAACTTTGGTTGGTTCAGTTACATAATAATTTTTAGCATTGATACCATAACCAACGCTAGTACCAATATAGCCCTGAATTCTTTCAACATCAGGTTGAGCAACCAGTTGATCAAGTGTGGCGGATAAGAATTGGGCATTGGTTGGAGTTTGAAATATCTCTGGTAGAAAATTTAGAGTTCTTATTTTTATGGCCATAATTTAATTATCTTGTTTGTAACTGAACTTGAGTCAGAGCCGAGATTACTATTACATCATTTGATGTTGCTGCATTAACAAAAATTTGATAAGGGGCACATTTTATTTCGTACAAATCTCCAAATTTTAGTGTAGGATCGTTAGGAACTAAAACAGCAGAACTAATAAGATCACCTATTTCTGAATGTAAATAAGCACTTAGTTCTGAAAAATAAAAGGTGTCACCAAAATTCCAGTTGTTAATGTTAAAGTAATTATTCATTGTTGTTAATACTGCACTGCGAATTTCACTATCGCTGGCATTGGTATTTGATGTTTTGATTACCTTAATAGTAGCCCTTAACTGTTCAGGTGCTTTTGGTCCAAACAAGGGTTGAAATATTACACTGTTTAAAATAACAGAATCACTGATCATTTTATAATCATTAACTTGACCATATGCCTGATTTAACTCATTGATAGTTGGTCTTTGAGGTTCAGGTACAGTATTAGTAGTGTCTACAATATAATTCGTATATGCTGTATAATATGCTTGAGTTACAACATACAAATCTATAATATTAGTTGTAGCTGGATCAATTCTAGTTGTGTTGTTAGAATTATGTCTATATTGAAATTGTAATCCTTGTCTACCAGGCTTCATTGAATACTGAGGTTGTACTACTAATATGTAATACGGGGTAGGTACTGTAGTACTCTGAACACTAGTATAAAATATTTTATCTGTATAAGCGTAAAATATTTGACCCAATGGATAATCATACTTAATAACTTCAATTGAATTCAGTGTGGGATACTGATAAACAACATCTGCTGTAGGAATAAGTTGTTGTCTTGCTAAGTTTATTGGATCTTGAATAAGTTCAAAGAAAGTGTATATACCAAAATTCTGAGCACCTGTTACATAACCTGTTACTGTATTAAAGAAATCAGGATCAGTAATAATAAGTCTATTATTAATATCAGTTGCAGATACCTGAACTTCAAAATCATCTATATATCCATCAGCCAATACTGTTTGACCCACAATGTTTACTTGAACGTTTGAAGCTAACGGAAAATTTGAATTAGGTTGTGTATTAGTAGCTAGAACATTTATAAAATCTTGTAGAATTTTACCAGTAAATGGGTCATAAACCAGCTTATCTCTTTCAAAAGAAAATCTAGTGTCATTTACGCTACCAAAATAATATATTAAAGATTTATAAGATACTGAGTATCTGTTATTGCCTAAACTTAAAAAATTAATAAAGTAACTAGGATCATTATAATCAGCAACAGACCATCTGTCTTGAATAATATTCAAACTATTATTAAAGACTAGAGAAAAACTTTGCTCTAATCCTATTCTGGTAATACATTCTTGAATGACATTGTTACTAAATGTATTGCTAAATGAAGGGATTACTTGAGTTAAAATAGCGCCTGTCGGGACATAACCATTAAGAGTAACAGGACCTGTTCCGTTTGAAAATGACCCGTCTCCTTGATTAAAACCGTCACCAACTACAGTTAAAACACTAGTCCAAAAATAAGTTGCATTAGATGGTCCGGCGATCCCTGATACCAATCTGTTATTTGAGTCAAAGTAATACCCTGTTGGTGCAATAAATTTAACAAGAGCGCCGGGAGTAATATATTTTGCATTAAATCCTGAAAAAGTTCCAACTGGAATAGGTACATTAGCACCATTAATAATATTGTAGTAGTATCCAGTTAAAGAATTGGCATCAACTGTACTGGTTTGCCAATATACTGTGCCATCACGAGTAGATGTATTTACATTGTATCTAGTATAATTTTGTAGATAATATTGAGTTGTTTTATTTAATAATAATTCAGATGCCAGAGTATCTGTTAAAAAGGTAATAATATTGCTAATGTCATTTACCGTGAAGATTAAATTACCATCAGTATCGTTTAAATATAATCCACCGTCGCTAGCAAAAGAATTTAAGCTACTGTATTTTCCTGTTGGATCTAACAAATCTAAATTTTTAGAAATACCTATAGAACTTCTATTAATCGCTTTACTTTTAATAATAGAACTGTATAGAGTATAAGGAAAATTATTGTAATCTTCCCCATTGACCATACGATTTTGTGTATAGTAGCGAGTAGGGGCACGTAGTTTAATTTGTGGTAAAGACTCTCTAGCCTGAGCATTAGAAACAGGTGTTGATAATTGTAAACCAATTGTTAAAGTTTCAATTCTGTTCAATCTACTTACATAAGAAAACGCAACTGATAGCCCCTGCATTTCGGTAGGATCAATCGTATATGTTAATCCATTAGAAGAACGTACATATGCTCTGAAATTGCCAACTGGTATGGCTGAAAATACTCCATCGCCAAAATTGTAATTAACTACATCATTAAATCCTGAACCTACTGAAAAGATTCTTTTATCACTAGAAGCTGTTTGTAGATATGCATTTGCATATATGTTTTCAACTTGAACCCAGGGACTTAGTCCGCCATTAGCTTGACTTAGTTGATATAACCAAGTATCTGTATTATTAACACCCTGAATGTCAATATTGACTACTTGATTTGAAATTTGTTGCTGTAGTGTAAAATCGTAATTTTGTAAAATACCTTGTTTAAAATAGAAAAAATATCCTGTATTTGGGCTACCAAATCCCAATTTATCATTTCTATATAACATGTTGAATCTACCTGAGGGAGCAGGTGGAATCTCATACAAATAATCTTCATCTAAACTTGTTACACTAACAAGTTCAAAATTCATAGTTAATCCATCTACTGTAGAAGAAAAAGGTGCTATTGGCAAAGTACCTTGAGGTATATTTACAGCATACTCACTGGTGGTAATGCCTAGCAAATCTGCGGTATTGCCCGGGCGACCAATTTTTTGTGTATTGATTAATGTAGCATTAATGATAGTATTATATTGTTCTAACCAATTTGGATTAGCTGGGTCATTCCAAAGTATAGTTAAATTACTCAAGTTAATACCATTCAAATCTGAGATATTTTCAGAGGTATTAATACTAGTTACCTTTAGAAATCCTTCTGCAGCCAAATTTCTTTTAGGAGTATAACTTACTAAATTAGCAAGCTTTACCACTGAATCCCTACGTTCAGCAGTATCAATAAAATTTTCTCTAGTATTTAAATCATTACGGAAAGCTAGACCTTGGCCCATAAAAGCCATAACATCTAATAATGCTATGAATTCACTACTTTCTATATAGTCATTAAATGTCTCAGGATAATAGGTACGTAGGTAATCTACAAAACTCTTGCGTAGTGTTTCATAATCATAAGACCGAAAATCTGCTTCCCTAAAGGTTTGGTATATCGATTTCCAATCATTAACACCAAATAAGGCCGATTGTCTGCTGCTGGTTGCCATACGTTTTCTCTTTTAAGTATTTATCAAACCTATAAATCACGGTTTTTAAGTAATTACTGAATAGTTGCTCTACTAGTATTAGCATCAAAAAATACACTTAATACCAATGGATTATTAAAGGGAGCGATAGCTATTTCTAATTCTATTAATATACCAAGCTCTTGTGGAAAAGCTGCCACTGTGTTTAAAATTATTCTAGGATCTAGGCTAGCAACTCTTCTAATTTCGTTTTCTAATTGAAACTGAACATCAGCCGTATTTGGTTCAAATACATAAGACCAAAGAGTAGTACCATATGCAGGTTGACCTACTTTTTGCCCCTGCTGTATGTTTAATGCGTTGATAAAATCCTGAATTACAAGGGGAACATCTACTAAGGTATATTTTTTACCGGTGTTAACAGGTCTAACAATTCCACCTACACCCCCATCAGTACCATTGACGGCGTTAGTGGTTCTTGGTTGATTCGCTCCAATTGTACTGAATCCAATGTATGATGGCATAATTTATTACTCCTTACTCTTATAAATTATTTCTAAGTGTGGTAAGTACTGAAGCAGTACCGCTTAGTAGTTCTCTAGTCTGATCACGAGCAGGATTGCCAGTATTAATAGGTCTAGTTATTCCTTGTAATGCATACTGCTGCTTTCTTAAAGCTAATATTTTTTTATTTAAAGACTCAACTTCTTCTAAAGAATTTTCAGCAGTCTTTCTAGCACTAGCTACTCTTGGATCTCCCTGCGGACTAGAATTTGCTAAGTCTCTATATTGCCTCTGAAGCAAATTAAAATTGATCTCAACGTTATCTCTCTCAATAATTAGGTCATCGATTTGTTTTATCACAGCATTTATTTTATTATTTTTTTCCTCTGCTGTATTCAATGCAGCGGTAGCTGCTTCTGAAATAGTTCCGGTTAAGTTTGGCGGGGGAGCGCCGCCTATTAATGCATTAGTTTGAGAATCTATTTGCGCTCTATCAGTAGTATTTTCGCCTACTTGAGGGGTAGTTACCTTCACAAGACCCGAGCTTAATCCTGAAATAGCAGAATCTAATTTTGCAAGAGCCGCGGTAGGTAATCCTAATTTTGCAAGTGTTGTCAACCCTAAAGATTTTACTTTATCCAATCCACCTGAAAGTACGCCAGTAAGTGCGCCTGCTGCGCCGCCAAGTGCTCCTTTAAGTGCTCCTGCTGCACCACCAAGTGCTCCTGTAAGTCCTCCAGTAAGTGCTCCTGTAAGTGAACCTGCTGCACCACCAAGTGCTCCTTTAAGTGCTCCTGCTGCACCACCAAGTGCTCCTGTAACTGAATTTGCCGCACTTGATATAGAGTTTGATAGAGAAATTCCATTAATGGCTGAGGTGCTGGCGTTATTCAACAATGACTTAACAGCCCCTACACCAGGAATAGAATTAACGACCTTACTTGAATAATTTGTTATTGATGCTATGGCATTTTGCCCCCCTGGTATCATATCAACACCACTAGCTATCGCTGAGCTTATTCCGCCGGTAATATTTGTCCCCGAGGATTTAACAGCGAGTATCTTTCCCGCGGGGTCATACAATTCACCAGTTTCTGTATTTCTTCTAAGGTTACTAACAGACCCATCTTCGGCAACAACGGCTTCGCTATCACTGGCTGCAGCCGAACTAGCTATCGCTGAGCTTATTCCGCCGGTAATATTCGTCACCGAGGATTTAACAGCGAGTATCTTTCCCGCGGGGTCATACAATTCACCAGTTTCTGTATTTCTTCTAAGGTTACTAACAGACCCATCTTCGGCAACAACGGCTTCGCTATCACTGG